AACATACTATCTTTTCTTGTGAATGAATGTTGGGGGTGTAATGATTTACAAATCTTTTTAGGGTCAATTCCTAATATGTTACATCTTTCAAAAATCCAATGCCAGTCAAAGTTCGCTGAGTTATAACCACCAATAATACTTGGTTTTAATTCATTAATAACATTAAAGAATTCAATGATTGCATTCTTTTCTTCTGCCTCATCTACACACTCAATAACTCGGTGATATCCTTTATTTGTTTTAATTCCAATCATGAAGATACGACCGTCCTTTGGTTCAAGAGCGGTCGTCTCTAAGTCATATACAAGTCTGGTTACTTCTTGATAGTTTTCAAACCCCTTAAATAATCTTTTTTCTTTGGATATTAAATATTGTTCTACAGGAGGTAGAACCATTACTTTGTCTTTTGTTTTTTCACCCCATGGGTCACAACCACCTTCTCTAAAGAATTGGATAAGTTCTCTGTATCCTTTAAGTGATTTAACCATAAAGGTCATACCATTTTGTAATCTTTCATTACCATGGGTTTCCAATTTGTCAATCATTATACCATGTTTGGTCATGGCTTCTTTTTGAGCTGCTTTAGAGTTACCGTAAAAGTTAATACCACGTAGGTCACCTACCCAAGCAAATGGGGTAAATGTATCCTTACGGATTTCTTTTCCTTTACCAGGAATCTCTTTAATTTTGTAAATGCAGTTTTCACGATAGTCGTATTCTATTGCGACTATAAATTCTTCAGGGTCATTCCCGTGCAAGAACGATTCAATTTCTTCGTTTGATATCATAATTTAAACAGTTGGTTTATTAGCTTTCACACCATCGTGAAATTTACCTTCTAATGCAAATATAAAATAAAAAACTTAGTAATCAAATTAACAACACGCAGTTTCTGAAATAAAACTTTCTTGGATATTAATATATAGTTCTTCTCTAATCGGAAGAATTAAATTACCTTCGTCATTCCTAATTAAGAATTGACCTTGATATCTACCTGGTGTGTTTGTATCCCTTGCAGTGAATTGAAAATATACGTAATATTCGGGAGCGGCTCCGACAGGTAAGATTAAAGGTACGATACCACATGGGGCAGAAACTATTTTAGGAATTCCTGTCTCCACATCTATCATTGTAAAAAAGATAGTAGAAACCGCCAAATCTTCCATTAGTTGTAGAAACCCAGCTCTACCATCTTTAACAACCTGCATTTTTAATACAGGAAGAGTTGCGTTTTGTTTTATGTAAAATTCCATAACAATAAATATATTGTTATGACTCTTTTCTTAAACTTCTTTCATAATGGTCAAATCTATCGTGTTCAGTTGGTGTCATAAGCAATAACCCAGGATATAATTCACCTTCTTTAACTAACTGATACATGTGACTCATCCATGTTTGTTCAAACGGGTGAGCCCATGTTGTATCTAAGAACATTTTTTGATTACCTGTTCTGGTCACAATTTGTGGCCAATTACAATAATAAATTTCACCTGTTACATATGGTACACCTTGATGTGTTCTAACTGAATTGTATGCGGCTTTTGGTGCGTTTGGGTCTAAACCTTGTTCAGGTAATCTATTTTTACCTGGCCAATATTTTTGTCTAACATTTTGGGGAACATTATACCAAGCCCATTGAGTTCCGTTATCCCCAAAAAACTCACTAAAGTTTAATTTTAAAAAATCAAAGTTTTCTTTTTTAACAATTTGAAGTGTTTTGGTATATAAATTTGGGACATATCGGTTAAATCCATTACGACATACATCGCCTTCTTTAGGGTAAAAGAACATATCATCTTCAAAAAACAAATAAAAATCTAAATCAGTTTCATTTTGGAAATGTTCTGCAATCCATTGACGACCACCACAAATACCTAAATTATCTTTTTTAATATGTTCAAATCCATACTCTTCACAAATTACCGAGTATTCCTCGGTAGTTGTTAAGTCACTTGAGTTATCTAATAAAAACTTTTTTGTTTTGTATATATAATCTTTATCGTATGCAATCATAGAATCAATTAAGGTTCTAAATTGATTTGGACTATTAAATGTTATCACATATAAACCAACCTTATTTGTATCTAAAGTATTTTCGGTTTTAATAACACTTTCAGATTTAGGTTTTAAATCATCATTTTTTAAATCTTCAAAAAATTTACCAAACAATCCATTTGACTCAATTTCAAAATAATTAATTAAATCTGAATGAGTATAACACATGATACTAAAAATTGATTCCTCAGTCCCCATATAACCTTCATTCAAGGTATTTTTTAAAAAATTATAATAGATTCCATTAATATCATTAATAGTGTGTTTTGGACCACCAAAAAACCCTCCACGAGCAACTTTATTCACCTTTGCCCCCGCAATTGAGTTTAATTTGTTAAATTCAAATCCATGTATTTCTGTATTGGCTTCATAAGGAAAACAAACAAATGAAAATTTTGAAATATATTTAGGTAGTTTTTCTAATACTTTATCATGGGTAAAATATCCAGGATGAACAGTGTTTGTTAAACCCGCGTCAATCCAAAACATCATTTCAGAATTAAACGGGTCCATAATTCTTGCGTCATTTAATAAGAACACTTTTGACATAACTAAAGGATTGTACATGTCTAATCGTGCTTGGGTTGATTCGGGTAACCAACCAGCAAGTCCGTACCATTCAGGGTTGTTTCTTATTGATTGAATTGTATCATAGAATTCACTTTTAAACCATTCTTGACTACGAACAACAAATAAAGTGTTTTCACGTTTTCGTCTTTCAAATACAAAAGATTCTAATTCAGAATCTCCAAAAATAATCATTGGATTATCAACCTTTAAAAGTTGTTCAAATTTATCTAAATAGTGTTGAAAAGAACGAGACCACCCGTCTGATAACTCATCTCTTTTAATATTCCAAAGTCCTGTAACTAATGTTATTTCCATAAATTATTGTTTTGTTTTACAAATCCAAACTACCGATTCAAAAATTTCTCTTTGGTAATCTTTCAAATTATTTCTTTCACACGCATCAATAATATCTGATTCTTGAATTTCGTGCCAATTCCAAATTTTATTTTTAACATCTAATTCAAATTTTTCTTTATTTTCCGCGTAATCATGAGCTAAAATAAAATCACCATTTTTTAAGTAATTTGAAATTAAATTAAATTCCCCAATTTTCCATCCACCATCACAAAGTACTATTGTGATTCCATCTGATTTAACAAACTCAATAACTTCATTGTTTAATTTAGTGTAGTTTTCAGAAAATATATTTTCAATTCTAACGTCTATACCCATGTTAGTTAAATCTTTATACCAAGATTTTTCATAAATATCATAAGTCAATACGTCACATTCAAGGTTTAATTTATCACAAGTATATTTTAAAAAACTAGTGAAACCACCTAACGACGTACCAATTTCTAAAATTCTTTTAGGTTTAACCTCACTAATAAAATTATGAAAAGTTTCAAACGCGTTATAATTTTGTTGTGCACCCCACCCATTGTAAGTTGAAATGCTATCATTATGCTCCAAACTACATTTTTTTGTTATTTTGTTTTCGTATATCATATTATAAATTTATAATTTTTTTTAATAAATTGTATTCTTTAAAATACCTTTTTTTAATTTTTAAGAGTGAATCTATGTTATCAGAATAAATCTTGTCTGAGTTGTTATTAATATCTTCTAATAATTTTTTAACATAGTCAAGGTCGTTAATATCTTCAATTAAAATATAACCACCTTCAGGATATATTTCTTTTATGTTTTTACATCCAAAATAAATTGGTATGGTATCTGTTAAAACACAGTCATAAAACTTTTCAGTAATCCAATTATCTTGATGTTCATTTTCAATTGCAATGTTGAATTTATAATCAACTAAAGCGTCTTGTCTTTTAGGGCTAGAACTACCATTAAACCCATCAATAAAATTTAATTCTTCAATCATTGAAGCAATTTTGCTTCTTTGTGGGTACAAACAAGTACCCCCATAATCTGTGCTTATTTTAGTTATTGATGATGATATATTTTTATTTTTAGTAAAATTTGTTGATACTAAATTTTCGTAGTTCCAAAAAGATAGTGGGTCAACCCACGGCCCACGACCACCATAAAAAGTATGTGCCGTGGTTTCAATACAAGTTCCATCATATAATTCTTTTTTAAACCCAAAAACAATTGTACCGTCTTTTAAATTTTTTTGGTGAGTACCTTGCCAACTTGGTTCATGTGGGAATATGTATGAATCCGCACCCTCTTTAATATTTAAACATACATGATTAAAAAATACAATAATATCGTAAGAATCATCATACACAAACTCAATATTTGTTAAATCTATTTCTGGAGTTTTAAATTGTTTTAAAAGTCTTTCTGTAATATTTTCAGATGTATCCCAATTTGCACACAACCTTATTTTTTTCATAATTAATCTAAAAATTGTTTAAATTTGTTCATTATTATTTGTGGTGAAAATTGTAAATAAGGTTGGTAATAATCATCATACTTTATGTAACTTTTTAAATTATTAAAAATATTTGAAACATCTTCAAATCCTTTATAATATATCCCTCTTTCTCCTAATATTTCAATATGACTTCTTTCTCCTGATAATTCATATGTAATAATTGGTTTATTTGCGAGGGCAAATTCAGATATTGCTAATCCAAAAGTTTCTCCACCACTTCTAGCGTGAATCATAGCGTCACAAGCATCAACAAATGATGATTTTTCATGTAAATCATAAGTACCATCTAAAAATATAACAGAAGGGTGGTCAACAAATTTATTTATGTTCATAAAAATAAATTTAATATCATCTCTTTGAGATACTATTTTTTTAATTGACTCTTTAACAAACTCAATATTAAATTCGGTTGCTCCCGCGTAACATCCAAACACAATTGATTCTTTATTAATATTTAATTTTTCTCTTAAATTGTATTTTGATTCAGGTAATTTTTCACAAATATGTGGGAGTGAGTGAGTCTCAATTGGAAGACCTTGGTCTTTACATAACCAATCAGAAACGTAAAAATATTTATGTCCGTGAGGTTCATTGTGTCTAAATACGGAATGAACTAATGTAGGTGTTGTTTCAACCCATAATCCATCATTATTACCACCTTTAATTACATATAAGTAATCAAAATTATTCTCTATAAGATATTGTTCGTATTCCCAAAAATGAAGTAATTTAACTTCAAACCTATTTTGGAATTTTTCTAACGCATCTAAATTATTATTAGGCGAACTAAAAATAACACTTTTATTCCCTAAAATTTCTTCGTTATATTTTGCATAAGTAAATAATGCAATTTCAGTTCCTCTTAAGGATAATTGGTTGGCGTGGAATGCTATTTTTTTCATTTAGTAATTTAAAATTCTTGAATTATTTTTTCAGTAACATAATTTTCTAAATTATGGTTTAAATCATTACTAACTGTCAAAGGTTTAATCCATTGAGAGTTTTTACTTATAAATTCGTTTAAGTTATCTTTATGGACACAAACATGGTCTGACGGATAATGGTAATCTAACAAATATATGTAGTACCCAAAACTTCTTAATATTTCAAATAGTTCTGTAACATCATAACCAAATCTTTTAAGTTGATGGTTTTCCATTTCAATAATAATAATTGGTTTACTATTTTTGATAGTATTTTTTGCGCCAGATAAGACATATTTTTCGTACCCTTGAACATCTATTTTGATAAAATCAACCTTAGAAATTTCTAATGAGTCTAAAGTTTTTATTTCAATCTTTTCTCCTCCAATACCTACACTTAAATCTCCCATGTTTATACTTACACTATCGTATTTAATTGGGCTCATTTCTTTATCTTCGTTAACATCACCTAAACCGCAATTAAATAATTTAATGTTTGATATGTTGTTTTCGGTTATGTTCATTTTTTGAACATCATGTATGTATTTTTGAGG